TGGCTGCATGGTTTGAAGGACCAAAATTCGTATGAGATTCCACATTCTAGGTTTACCACACACAGTATCAAGTAAAGAATACAACGCATGTGCTTACACACAGAAAGTTGTTAAGTTTGCTAAGATGATGACCGCACGTGGTCACACAGTTATTCATTATGGTCACGAAGATTCCAAATTAGAATGCACAGAGCATGTTACAGTTCTAACAAACGAAGACTGGAAAATTGCTTATGGTGATTATGATTGGCGTAAAAACTTCTTTAAGTTTGATACCAGCGACCATGCATACACCACATTCTACAAAAATACAATCGCTGAAATTGAAAAGCGTAAACAACCAAACGACTTCATTCTACCATTTTGGGGTTCTGGTCATAAGCCAGTTTGTGATGCACATCCCGATTTGATTACAGTAGAACCTGGTATTGGTTATGCTGGTGGACATTTTGCCAGATTCAAAATCTTCGAATCATATGCCATCTATCATGCTTATTATGGACTACAATCAGTTGGCACATGTATGCAAGACTGGTATGATGTTGTGATTCCAAACTACTTTGATTTGGATGACTTTGAATACTCATCAGAAAAAGATGATTACTTCCTGTTCTTGGGTAGAGTGTATGAAGGCAAAGGTGTCAATATTGCAGTTCAAGCAACTGAAGCGATTGGTGCCAAACTTATTATTGCTGGACAAAGCAGTCTCAAAGAAATGGGATATGCTGAGACACCAGCACACGTGACTGAAATTGGTTATGCTGATATTGAAACTCGTAAGAAACTAATGTCAAGAGCAAAAGGTGCTTTTGTGGCAAGTCTTTATAATGAGCCATTTGGTGGTGTCCAAGTTGAGTGTCTGCTGTCAGGTACACCAACAATCACCACAGACTGGGGTTCTTTTACTGAGAACAATATCAATGGATTAACTGGTTATCGTTGCAGAACTTTTGAGCAATTTACTTGGGCAGCCAATAATATTGACAAAATTAAACCAGAAAACTGTAGAAATTTTGCAGCCAATAACTTTTCACTTGAAGTTGTCGGTGCAAAATATGAAGAATACTTCCAGTCCATTCTAAACATTTATGGCAAACAGGGTTGGTATGAGCCAAATCCTGAACGAACACATTTGGATTTTACCACAAAGTCATACATCTCGGCATTATAAATACCTAATAAACTACGGGTACTATAATGGCTAAACCTACAACTAGAACAGAATTCAAAGATTATTGCCTACGCAAACTAGGACATCCAGTTATTCAGATTAACGTGGATGATGACCAAGTTGAAGACCGAATTGATGATGCACTAGCATTTTTCCATGACTATCATTTTGATGGTTGTGAAAAACTGTTTATGAAGCATCAGATTACACAAGCAGATAAGGACAGAGGATGGATTTATTGTCCAGATTCTGTCATTTTTGTTACTGGTGTTATGCCCTTCGATTCATCATCTTCATCAGTAAACATGTTTGACTTGCGTTACCAGTTGCGTCTACATGATTTGTATGACTTCACATCCGTGTCGTATGTTTCATATGAGATTACAATGCAACACATTCAGACTTTGAATATGTTGTTCTCTGGCACACCACAATTCAGATTCAATCGTAAGCAAAACAAACTGTTCCTTGACGTTAACTGGAGCACAGACTTACAGGTTGGCGAATATGTTATTCTAGAATGCTATCGTAAACTGAGTCCAGATGTTTTCACAATCGCTGGAACAGTGGCAACCTCAACTTCATCCAATACAGTTATCGGAACTGGCACAGTATTCTCACGTGATGTTACCATCGGTGATTATATGACATTCGGTTCAGAATCTAAACGTGTTATCAATATTGGTAGCGACACATCTTTGAATGTTGAATCTGCATTCACAACAACAGAAACTGGTGTTACTGCATACAAAGAAGGTGTTTCTGACGTATGGGATGATAGATTCTTGAAAGCATATGCTACTGCTAAGATTAAAATGCAATGGGGCAATAACCTTAAAAAGTTTGGTGGTATCCAAATGCCTGGTGGTGTCACATTAAACGGCAAAGAAATCTACGATGAAGCCGTTGAAGAATTGAATAAGATGGAAGAAGAAATGTATTTGATGACAAGTATGCCATCAGAAATCTTTGTAGGCTAAAATGTCAACTAACTTTTATTTCAATAACTTTCCTCAGCACCAAGTCACCAGTGAACAATTACTGGTTGAAGATTTGTTGATTGAAGCCATGCAGATTCATGGTATGGATGTTTATTATCTACCAAGAACTACACGTGAGAATGGCAACTTCGATATGTTGTATGGTGAAGATACTTTGAAAGAGTATCGAACTGCGGTTGGTATTGAAATGTATCTTGAGAATGTAACTGGTATGGATGGTGAAGGTGACTTCATCTCTAAATTTGGCCTTGAGATTCGTGATGAGTTAACATTCTTAATATCACGTAGAAGATTTGCGGCATCAGTTGGACAACTAAGACCACGTGAAGGTGATTTAGTTTATATTCCAATGATTCAAAACTTCTTTGAGATTACATTCGTTGAGCATGAAAATAATCAAGCGATGTATTATACATTAGGGCGTGGTCGTGGTGGTAACGTTTATGTATTCGCATTGAAAATGAAACAGTTCGTATTCTCTAATGAAATTATTGAGACTGGCATTCCTGAAGTTGATGACCAAATCTTCGATTCATATCCAAGAGCGATGTTGTCATTTGCCAACACTACAGTATTTCCAGCAACTACAGGTGAATTTGTTCCTGGTGAAATCATTTATCAAGGTTCTTCATTAGCATCCGCAAATGCACAGGCTATTGTCCACTCAAATACGCCAACATCAGTAAATATCATTCGTGTTCAAGGACAATTTGCTTCAGGTAACGTATCTGGCAATACAAGCGGTGCGTTGAGAAGTGTATTGGTATACAATGACAATACTGAAGTCGGTAATGATATCTTTGAAGATATTGCAGACAACACAAGACTACAAACTGAAGGCAATGATATCATTGACTTTACAGAACACAATCCATTTGGTGAACCATAATGCTAGGCAACAATCATTTTTACAATAGAACAATCCGAAAAGTAGTAGTTGCTTTTGGCACAATCTTCAATGATTTGCTTTTGGTAAGATATAACAAAGCAGGAACACATGAGTATGAACGTAATCGTGTGCCACTATCTTATGGTGCCAAAGAGAAATATATTACACGCCTGACAACTGATCCAACATTAACTAAGTCCATCGCCACTCTAGTTCCTAGAATGTCATTTGATTTGGTAAGTATGGAATATGATTCTGCACGTAAGTTTAATACTATCAACAGAAACTTTGCACAACAAACTGATGGCACAGTTAAAGCACAGTATGCGCCTATACCATACAACTTCGAATTTGAATTGTCAATCTATGTGCGTAACACCGAAGATGGAACACAGATTCTAGAACAGATTCTACCATTCTTTACACCAGATTATACTGTAACTGTAGACTTCGTGCCTTCTATTGCACGTAAATATGATATGCCTATTATCCTCAACTCTGTAAATTCACAGGTTGATTATGAGGGTGATATGTCCACAACTCGTTTGATTATTTGGACATTATCATTTACCGCTAAAGGTTATATCTTCCCATCGGTCAACACTACTGGTTTGATTGAACAAGCCAACACAAACATCTTCCAAGATACACGTAGCACATTGACACAAACAGTTTATGTTGATTCTGCCAACGGAGCAGGCGTGTTTGTTACTGGTGAGATTGTCCGTGAACAGAGCCATGGTAAAACAGGAACTGTTGTTTACTTTGCAAACAACTCGACAGGAACATTGATTGTTTCAGACTTGACAGATTTACTGGATGAGAATGATGTTATTGTCGGTGATTATTCTGGTGCATATTATACTATAAATACCGTAGACTTGAATCCAGTTAAGTCGGTTGCTGTTATTACAGTTCCTGATCCTGTATCATCTAATGCTACAAGTAACTATTCATTCTCAGAAACGATAACTGAATTTCCAAATACACTATGAAGACAGACACAAACTTATCTGATATCTTTGGTATAGAAAACATTCCCGCTGAGGAAGTTATTGCCACGAATACACTAATGGTACCAGAAGATACGTCACCAGAAACAGACTTTGAATTTGCACGTAAGAATATGCGTGAACTCCTGGAAAAAGGAAGCAAGGCTGTAGATAAGATTTTATTGGTTGCTGATGCTACGGATCATCCTAGAGCATATGAAGTTGCATCTAACATGATTAAACAACTCGGTGACATGAATAAAGATTTACTTGCACTTCAGAAAGCACGTAAAGAACTATCACCAGAGGCGGTAACACAACCAACAGTTAATGTAGACAAGGCAGTATTTGTTGGCTCTACAGCAGATTTAATTAAACAAATAAAACAATTAGGATAAACATGGAACAACTAATTCAGCAAATGAAAACGATTCTTGGAACAAACTTCGGTTTGTATTTCAAGGCACATACATTCCACTGGAATATTGAAGGTCCAAACTTCCCACAATATCATTCTTTCTTAGGCGACTTCTATGATTCTGTGTTTGACCAGACTGATGATATCGCAGAAAAGATTCGTATGCTTGATTCATACGCTCCAATTTCATTACCAAGAATGATGGAACTAAATGATATTGCTGATGAGACTGTTATTCCTGGTCCAATTGGAATGATGAGCACATTACAGAGAGACAACGAAAGATTTATTGTCCATCTTCGTGCTGGCATTAGTGCCGCTGAAGCAGCCGATGAGCCAGCAATTGCTAACTTTCTACAAGACTTGTTAGATAAACATCAAAAACATGCATGGATGTTGAGAAGCATCATTAAGTAAATAAATGTCTGATTATGGTGGTGGGTACCAAGGCAACTCGAAACTCAAACGTGGTGGTGTTAAGATTGAATACACGAATGACCAGTTAATTGAGATTACTAGATGCATTAAAGACCCTGTATATTTTATTAAAAATTATATGAAGATTGTGAACGTAGACGAAGGTCTCGTTCCTTTCAAGATGTGGCCTTTCCAAGAGGAAATGGTCACAGGTTTCCATTTGAATCGTTTCTCTATCGCAAAGATGCCACGACAGGTTGGTAAAACAACTACGGCTGCTGGCTATATGTTGTGGTGTGTTTTATTCCAAGATGATTATAAGATTGCTATTCTAGCCAACAAAGGTGACTTAGCACGTGACATTCTTGGACGTATCAAGTATGCATATGAATATCTTCCTTTATGGATGCAACAAGGTATTTTGGAATGGAACAAAGGTAACATTGTTCTGGAGAATGGTTCAGAAATTTCAGCATATGCTACCAGCGCCAGCGGTGTTCGTGGTGGATCATATAACTTAATTTTCTTGGACGAATTTGCGTTCGTTCCACACAACATGGCAGAAGAGTTCTTCACTTCTACCTATCCTGTTATCTCATCTGGTAAAACAACCAAAGTTATTATCGTTTCAACACCACATGGATTGAATCAATTCTATCGTATGTGGATGGATGCTATTGAGAAACGTTCATTATATGTTCCATTTGAAGTTCACTGGTCAATGGTACCAGGAAGAGATGCGGCATGGCGTGAAGAGACTATTAGAAACACCAGTGAAGAACAGTTCCGACAAGAATTTGAAACAGAGTTTATTGGTTCATCAGCAACATTAATTCCTGGTGCCAAGTTAAAGATGTTGACGTTCTTGAATCCACATGCAAAAGAAGAGCATATGGATATCTACGAACAACCAAAGCCTGGTCACACATACATTGCAGTTGTTGATTGCTCTGAGGGTGTTAACATGGACTACTCGGTAGTTTCTGTTGTTGACGTTACGGAAGTTCCTTATCGCCATGTGGCTAAGTTCCGTGACAACAAAATGTCACCTTTGATTTTACCAACATTCGTTTACAACATCGCCAACAGATACAATCGTGCTTGGGTTTTGGTTGAAACAAACTCTGTTGGTGGACAAGTTGTTGACATTTTACATTATGAACTGGAATATGAGCATATCTTCCGTGTTGAAAGCCATGAAATCAAAGGTCAGCATATTGCGTCTGGTTTTAAGAAAGGTGCCGCTTATGGTGTTAGAACATCCAAAACTGTTAAGAAAATTGGATGTGCCAACTTAAAAACTCTGATTGAGACTGATAAGTTAATTACCAATGACTTCGACACTATTGCAGAACTAAATACATTTGTTAGGGATAAAGATACCTACAAAGCCGAAGAGGGTAACAATGACGATATTGTTATGACTTTGGTGCTTTTTTCTTGGCTTACAGCCCAAAATTACTTCAAGGAAATCACAAATTCAGACGTTCGCCAACGATTACTGGATGAAAGAAATCTACAACTAGACGAAGAAATGCTTCCTGTTGGCGAAATCAACGATGGATTACAGGAAGAAAAAGAGTTTGATGGGAAAGATATGTGGTCCACTGTTGCAGACAGAGGATACCTACCCTCAACTTTCTAAAATCATAAATATACTACATGAGATAAGTTCTATAAAAATAATAAGGAGAACAAAATATGGCTTTTCAATTATCACCAGGAGTTAACATCTCCGAAGTAGATTTGACAACAGTTGTTCCTTCTGTTGCAACTACTGTTGGTGGCATTGCCGGCGCATTTGCATGGGGTCCTGTTAACGAAATCACTATCGTAAACAACGAAATTCAACTAGCAGATAAGTTTGGCAAACCAGACGCAAACACATACGAAACATTCTTCACGGCAGCCAACTTCCTATCATATGGTAGCGATTTGCGTGTTGTTCGTGCAGTTGGCGCAAGTGCTAAAAACGCAGTTTCTAATGGTGCCGCACAATTAATCACAAGCAGAACAGACTATGAACAAAATTATAGCGCAAACTCTGCAACATTATTTACAGCAAAATATCCTGGCGAACTAGGTAACAGCATTAAAGTTTCTTTGGCAGATGCTAACACATATGCTACATGGACATATGCTACAAACTTCGATTCAACACCAGCAACATCTACATATGCATCCGACCGTTCATCATCAAACGATGAAATTCACATTGTTGTTATCGACACAACAGGTAAAATTTCTGGTGTTGCAGGAACAGTTCTTGAAAAATATGGTTACGTTTCTAAAGCAAGTGATGCTAAGAACTCTGATGGTTCAAGCAACTACTATAAAGATGTTTTGAACAATCGTTCTAAGTATATCTGGTCTACAGGGCACTTGGCTGCTAACTGGGGCACAGCCGCTACTGGTGCAGTTGCTTACACAAACTTGGCTGCTAATAGCACAGTAACATTGTCTGGTGGTGTTGATTCTACACCTCTAGCCGCTAACGTAAACTCAGCATTTGATTACTTTGCTAATCCAGATTCTGTTGACGTTTCATTGCTAATTTCTGGTTCTACAGGCAACTCTACTGTTCCTAACCACCTAATCTCTATTGCTGAAACACGTAAAGATTGTTTGGTATTTGTATCACCAGCAAAGGCTGACGTTGTTGATAATTTTGGTAGCGAAAGTTCTGCTATCGCAACTACAGTAGATTCATATACCAAGTCTTCATATGCAGTTATGGATTCTGGTTGGAAATATCAATACGACAAATACAACGATGTATACCGTTGGGTACCATTGAACGGTGACACCGCTGGTCTTTGCGTTCGCACAGACGTTGAGCGTGATCCATGGTTCTCACCTGCAGGTCTACAACGTGGTGTTATCAAGAATGTTATTAAACTTGCTTGGAACCCAACTAAGGCTGAACGTGACACATTGTATAAAGCAGGTGTTAACCCAGTGGTTACATTCCCAGGCGAAGGCACAATCTTGTATGGCGACAAAACATTGTTGAATCGTCCATCAGCATTTGACCGTATCAACGTTCGCCGTTTGTTTATCGTTCTAGAGAAAGCAATTGCTAAGGCTGCTCGTTCTTCATTGTTCGAATTCAACGATGAGTTCACACGTGCCGCATTTGTAAACTTGGTAGAACCATATCTACGTGATGTTCAAGGTCGCCGTGGTATCTATGACTTCCGTGTTGTATGTGACACAACAAATAACACAGGTGAAGTTATTGACCAGAACCAATTCGTTGGCGATATCTACATCAAACCTGCTCGTTCAATCAACTTTATCCAATTGAACTTCGTTGCTGTTCGCACCGGTGTTTCATTTGAAGAAGTTGTTGGTAGAGTTTAATAAATAGAGAGATAGGAGAAACTTAAATGGCTTTTAACATTAATGAATTCCGCTCTCAAATGCAGGGAGATGGTGCCCGTCCGAATCTATTCGAAGTGACGCTACCATTCCCAGCATTCGCATTGCCAGGAACTGCACAAACAAAACTTACATTTATGTGTAAGACTGCTCAGTTGCCAGGTTCTACAGTTAACACAGTTCCAGTTCAATACTTCGGTCGTGAATTGAAATTTGCTGGTAACAGAACTTTCCAAGACTGGTCTATCACCATTATCAATGATGAAGACTTTGTTATTCGTAATGCTTTTGAACGTTGGATGAATGGTATGAATAGCCATGCTACTAACGTTCGTAATCCTGCCGCTTCTGGTCCAACTGGTTATACAGTTGACGGTGAAGTAAGACAATACGGTAAGGCTGGTAATACTTTGAAGAAGTATAAGTTTATTGGTTTGTTCCCAACAGACTTATCTACTATTGATGTAGACTGGGGTTCTAACGATACTATCGAAGAATTCACAGTTAACTTGTCTTACCAATGGTGGGAATCGGTTGACGATTTAGTAGTCTAATTGACGGAGGGACCAGTCGGTCCCTCTCTCTATACATAATGATAAAAGGAAACTATAAGTGGCTATAAAACTATTCGGCTTTACATTGGGTGAGAAAGATATCATCCAGAAAGAGGACCCTAAGCAGTCCTCGTTTGCGCTTCCAACTCAGGCGTTGGATGATGGCGCAGTTACGATTACACAAAATGCACACTATGGAACTTATGTAGACTTGGAAGGTTCAGTTCGTAATGAACTAGAACTCATCACACGTTATCGTGAAATGTCTAATCATCCAGAGTGTGATAATGCTATTACCGAAATTGTTGATGAAGCAATTACACATGATGATGACGGTAGAGTAGTAGATATTATTCTTGATAAATTAAAACAGCCAGATTCTATCAAGAAAAAAATTACAGAAGAGTTTGATAATGTCTTAAAGATGTTGAACTTTTCTAATATGGCAGACGATTTGTTCAAACGTTGGTATATTGATGGTAGAATTTATTACCATGTTATCGTCAACGAAGCAAATCCAAAAGAAGGTATCCAAGAATTAAGATACATTGATCCACGTAAGATTCGTAAAGTGCGTGAGATTCAAAAAGGAAAAGATCCAAAGACTGGTGCAGACGTTATCAAGTCTATGGCTGAATACTATGTTTATAATGACCGTGGTATTTCCACACAAGGTTACTCAGCATCCACAAATACAGGCTTGAGAATTTCACCAGATTCTGTTATCTGTGTTAACTCAGGTATGATGGATGCAAAAAATACATTCGTTATCTCATATCTACACAAAGCAATTAAGGCTTTGAACCAGTTGCGTATGATTGAAGATGCGGTAGTTATCTATCGTATCAGTCGTGCACCAGAACGCCGTGTGTTCTACATTGACGTTGGTAACTTACCAAAAGGTAAAGCGGAACAATATCTACGTGACGTTATGGTTAAGTATCGTAACAAAATGGTATACGATGCACAGACTGGTGAACTCCGTGATGACCGCAAACACATGTCTATGTTAGAAGACTTCTGGTTGCCTCGCCGTGAAGGTGGTAAAGGCACAGAGATTACAACATTGGCTGCTGGTCAAAACTTAGGTCAACTAGAAGACGTTCAATACTTCCAAAAGAAACTATTACAATCACTAAGCGTTCCATATTCACGTTTGGAACCACAAGGTGGTGGTATGATTGGTATCGGAAGAACAACTGAAGTTACCCGTGATGAATTGAAGTTTAATAAATTCATTACAAAACTACGCAACAAATTTGCACAGATTTTTGACCATGCTTTGAAGACGCAATTATCTTTGAAAGGTATTTGCACACAAGAAGAATGGGAAGAATTCCGTGATGATATCTATTTTGAATTTAAGAAAGATAACAACTTTGCAGAATTAAAGAATGCTGAGTTGCTACAGAATAGATTACAACTTCTTGGTTTAGTCGATCCATATGTTGGTCGTTACTTTTCACAAGAATGGGTTAAAAAGAATGTTCTTCAGTTTACAGACGAAGACATTAAAGAGATGGATAAACAAATCGAAAAGGAACCTGATCCTGTTCCATTAGGACCAGATGGTAGACCTTTACCACCTGAACAAGAACAACAACCACAACTAGATCCTGACAATTATCCACCGGAAGATAATGTCACAGATAAAGGTACCGCAGAAGGTGATACACCAGAATTAGATGATGCGGTAAATCGTTTTGGTAAGTTCATAAATAAAAAATAAGGAGTAAATTATGGATGCAAGAACAATTATTGATATGCTAGGCGCTGGTCAAAGTGCTGAAGCAAAAGATGGTTTGAATGAACTTCTATCTGCTAAAGCACTAGAAGCATTAGACGCAAAGAAACAAGAGATTGGTTCAACACTTTTTAATGGTAAAGTAGAACAACCAGCACCAGAAGAAACACCAGCAGAATGAAATCTATCCAAGAATTTAGAAAAGTTGTCGTAGAAGAAGAGAAGCAGGACTTCACAAAGTTCGATGCACTTGTTCGTGCAGGCTTGGCCAACAAAGCACAACTTCAAAGGCTTCACCAAATTCTTGGTAAGATGGGTGAAGAACATCCATCTTTCAATAATGCTGACAGACAAATTATTCAAAACATGTTTACCAAAATGGTAGACTTGATTACAAACAATCCACAAATCTATCGCACAGCACGTAAAGCAGTAAGCGAAGAAGTGGAAGTAGAACACGAAATCGTAGAAGCGTTCTCTGATAATCCTGATAAAACACCTCCGTTTGTGTTGCTTTTGAAGAGACAAGCGATTCGTATCTATCCAAACAATACCAAGATTGCTCTATATTATAACGAAAGACTTGGTAAATATTTTAGCATTCCATTTGTTGGCGATAAAGCCGATATGATTCAAGCGCAAGAAAGTGTTGAAGATATTGTTGAAGAAGAACAAATTGAAGAAGCGGTAATGGATACACTACATAAGATTGTTGCTGGTAAGTCTGCACAATCAGTTAAGTTTGCTTCTGGTCATACTCGTAAGGTGGACCATTTTACTGCATCGGCAATCACACAAGTGCATAAAGCATTGAATGATACAAACAAAAAGAAGTTTGCTGATATGGTACATAAGTCTCCAGAACATTTTGCCAAAGCGTCAGACTTTGCTTTTAGTAAGGCCAAATGAGATTAGTTGATTTAATTTCTGAAGGTCGTTTCGCTGATGCGAAAGAGTTTATTGATTTGCAACTTGAAGAACTTGCAAAGAAGAGACTTGTGGAAGTAAAGAAGATTATTGCCACAGATATATATGAGGAAGTGGAAGAAATTGCTGAAGCAAATATTCAACGCATGGGACGAGTTCAAAAGATACGTAGACGCATTCGAAGAAATGCGAAAGGTAGAATTATCGTCCAGAGAAACGTTAAACGTTCCGCAGTTAAAGGATTTAGAATCTCTGGAAACACAGTTAAGAGAATTCCTGCTATGCAAAGAATTAATAAGGCAAGAAAACTTAAAAGATACTGGAAAACAAAAGGTAAGGCAAAGTTAAATAGAACTCTACTGAAGAGAAAAATGTCACTACGCCGCCGCAAATCTATGGGAATTAAATAAATGGCTTACGAAGTAAACAATACGCTAAAAGGTACCAGCACCATTCGTGTTGTTGACCCTGGCACATATACAATTACATTAGCAAACTTATCAGCGAACACACAACTTGAAACCGTATCTGCGGCAAGTATTAAACGTGTTTTCTGGTCTTCTAATGGTTACATTCATATTGGACGTGGTGCTACACCAACTCCTATGTTAGCACTTCATGGTGCTGGTGAAATGAGACTTGACGATTTGGGATACACATTGTCCAACACCAACACTGGTAACGTTGTAGTTACTGTTGCAACTGGTGGTTCATGTGTTATCGAATTGAACAAGACTGCAACATATTCAACTAACTTGGATTTAACGTAATATGAAACTTATTACAGAAACAGTAGAAGAAGTCCAGTATCTTACTGAGACTACAGAGAATGGTAAGAAACACCTTTACATTGAAGGTCCTTTCTTAGTTGGTGAACAAGCAAACAAGAACCGTAGAATGTATAAGATTGATACACTACGTGAAGAAGTTGCTCGTTACTCTGACGAATACATTAGAACAAACCGTGCTTTGGGTGAACTCGGTCACCCTGATACTCCATCTATCAACCTTGAACGTGTATGTATCAAGATTGAATCATTGAAAGAAGATGGTAACAATAGATTTATTGGTAAAGCACGTGTGCTAGATACACCGTATGGTAACATTGTAAGAAACTTTATTGAATCTGGTGTTAGTTTAGGTGTTTCATCTAGAGGCATGGGTTCTCTAATTGCTGGCAAAGATGGTATTAATATTGTTGGTGGTGACTTCAGATTGGCTACTGCCGCTGACGTTGTTGCTGATCCATCTGCACCTGGCGCATTCGTGAATGGCATCATGGAGAATAAGGAATGGCTTTTCGTTGAAGGCCGTTTCGTTGAGGTTGATATTGAGAGAACTAAACAAGCGATTCGCAATGCTTCTTCTAAAGACCTTGAACAAGTGGCGTATCGCCTCTTTGAAAATTTCATTCGAAAACTTTAATAATTATAAATAAATAAACACAAAGGAGATTCCTAATGGCTAAAAATAAACTTTTTGAGGCAGCGGCAGAAATTCTTGCATCAGGCAAGGGTAAGAATGCTATGCCTGCAGAGAAGTTAGCAGGTTCTGAAGTTCAAGACTTGGGTGGTCCAACACCACAAGATTCTAAACCTGATGACAACTCAAATAAAATTGATGCAACTAAAGGTGCTAAGAGCGCAACTGCTCCTGACACTAAAGGTTCTGATGCATCTGCTGATGACCAAGTTAAACTTGGCGGCGGCAAGAAAACAATGGCAGAAGACGAAGTTAAAGAAGACGAAGTTATTGCCGAAGACAAACTAGATTTGTCAGAAGATATCAACGCTTTGTTCGCTGATGATTCTACAATCTCTGAAGAATTCAAAGCGAAAGTTACTACAATTTTCGAAGCACGTGTCCATGACCGTGTATCTCAAATCGCTGAAGAAACCGAAGCAAAATATGCTGGTATGTTGGAAGAAGCGGTTGAAACTGTTAAGGCTGACTTGACAGAAAAAGTTAATGATTACCTTGCATATGTTGTTGAACAATGGATGGCTGATAACGAATTGGCTATCGAAAAAGGTATTCGTGCAGAATTGACAGAAGACTTCATTTCTGCATTGCGTAACGTATTCGTTGAACACTACATTGACGTTCCTGCTGAAAAGGTTGACCTAGTTGACGAAATGGCAACTAAGATTGACGAATTGGAAGCAAAACTTAATGAAGAAGTTGAACGTGGCGTTGAATTTAAGAAACAACTCGTTGAAGCACGTAAAGTTGAAATCACTCGCACAGTTTGCGAAGGTTTGACAGATACACAAGTTGAAAAAATTAAAACACTTGCAGAGAGTGTGGAATTCTCCACAGAGGCAGAATACCAAACCAAACTTGAGACTATCCGTGAAAACTACTTCCCATCTGGTGTGAAGAAGGCTGACGTTGCTCAACTACACGAAGAAGTGTCTGCTGATGAAGCCGGCGACAAAAAAGTATCTAATGCTTATGTCGACCCATTCGTTGCAGCCGCTGTTCAATCATTTTCCAAAAAATAAACAAAAACAAAAATAGGAGAACTTAATGTTTTTATCTGAAAATCTACAAAAGAAATGGGCACCAGTGCTTGAACACGCTGACATGCCTGCAATTACTGATCCATTCAAGAAAGCAGTTACTGCTGTAATGTTGGAAAACCAACAACAAGCAATGATGAAGGAAGCCGGTATCATCAATGAAGCCGCTCCAACTAACTCTGCTGGTACAGGTGGTTTCGGTGGTGCTGATGCACAAAACGGTGGTCCAGTTGCCGGTTTCGATCCAATCCTTATCAGTTTGGTTCGCCGTTCATTGCCTAACCTAATCGCTTACGATATCTGCGGTGTTCAGCCAATGACTGGCCCAACAGGCATGATTTTCGCTATGCGTTCTACATATGGTACAACACGCACAGCATCTGGCGGCGCATTCCCACAAGAAGCATTCTACAACGAAGCAAACACAGTTCACTCTGGTGCCGCTTCTGCTACTGCACAACAAACATTGGCAATGAAGTCATCTACATCTGACAACCCATACCAAGTGTTTGACGCTAACGTTATCGGTGCTATGACTACTTCTGTTGCAGAAGGTTTGACACCAAACGAAATGGGCTTCAGCATTGAGAAAGTTACTGTTACTGCACAAACACGTGCTTTGAAAGCAGAATACTCAATGGAATTGGCACAAGACTTGAAAGCAGTTCATGGTCTAGACGCTGAAACAGAATTGGCAAACATCTTGTCTGCTGAAATTCTTGCTGAAATCAACCGTGAAGTTCTTCGCACAATCTACACTTCTTCTAAAGTAGGTTGCAAAGTTGGTACAACAACAGTTGGTACATTCGACTTGGATACAGACTCTAACGGTCGTTGGATGGTTGAAAAAGTTAAAGGCTTGGCATTCCAAGTTGAACGTGAAGCCAACCAAATTGCTAAGTTGACACGTAGAGGAAAAGGTAACGTGATGATTTGCTCATCTGACGTTGCATCTGCTCTTGCTATGGCTGGTCTTCTTGACTACCAATCAGCATTGAATAGCCAAGTTAACTTGACAGTTGACGATACAGGCAACACATTTGCTGGTACATTGTTCGGTCGTATCAAAGTGTATATCGACCCATATTTCCCAACAGGTTCTACAAGCGAGTTCGCTGTTGTTGGTTATAAGGGTTCTAACGCTTATGACGCTGGTTTGTTCTACTGCCCATACGTTCCACTACAAATGGTTCGTGCAGTATCGACAGATACATTCCAACCAAAAATTGGATTCAAGACACGTTATGGTATCGTTGCTAACCCATTTGCACAAGGCACTACACAAGGTCTTGGCGCTGTTGGTGCATCTAACAACGTTTACTACAGAGCATTTAAGATTGCAAATATCATGTGATTTTAACCCCACACTAAGATGGGGACTTCTAGAGGGAACCAGAAATGGTTCCCTTTTTTTATATAAATACTATTATGACCGCTATCGCACTAAACAACACACCAACAAATCAGAATTTTTTACACCCAAATAAGTTCCAGTTAACTTTCTCAAGGGTGCCAAACATTCAGTATTTTTGCCAAGCCGTATCTGTTCCTGGTATCTCATTGAGTGAGATTGCAGTTCCGACTACGTTTGTTGAAAAATATTCTCCTGGTGAAAAAGCAATCTATGATTCATTGAACGTAACGTTTGCTATTGATGAAGAGATGCGTTCTTGGATTGAGATACACGATTGGATTCGTGCTATGACATTCCCGGAAAACTTTGAGCAATATAAAGAGTTACCAAGACTTTCACGTAATACTGGTAATCCAAAACAGCCACAATTCTCCGATGCAACGTTGACTATATACTCTTCAGCATACACACCTTTGTATCGTATGAAGTTTGTTGATGTATTTCCAACTTCACTAGCATCATTCATGTTAGCATCACAAGATACACCGGAAAACGTATTGACCTCTGATGCAACATTCAGATTTACCTATTACACGATAGATAAACTTTTCTAATTGAAAGATTTATATTATGACAAAACTTGATGAACTAATGACAGAATGGGACAAAGATTCCCAAATCGACCGCACCGAACCTGGTAAGGCGATGATTGATATTCCTAAACTCCACTCAAAGTATCTACGCATACTTTCGCACCATAAACTCCTGATTAAAGACGCAGAGTTTAAGTATGCACGTATGCGTAAGATTAAATGGGAATACTACACTGGTAAAATGGGTGATGATGACCTAAAGAAATATGGATGGCAACCATTCCCATACACCATTAAATCTGAGATATCTACATATATCGAAGCAGACGAGGACTTAAACAAGTTTGTGGCTGCTAGAATGTTACACGAAGAAATTGTAAGTGCATGTGAATTGATTATGAAAGAATTACACAGTCGAACTTTCCAATTGAAATCGTATATTGATTGGGAAAGATTCATTCAAGGTGTATGATTTAATAGTAAGTAAGGTAAACGAGGCGTATATAAAATTAGAATGTGAACGTAGCACAGCACAAGAGATATCTGACTACTTCACGTTCTATGTTCCAGGTCACCAATTTACTCCTGCATTCAAAAACAGATTGTGGGATGGTAAGATTCGTTTACTCGATTTACGAAACAACACAATGTATTATGGATTGATTCCATACTTACAAGCATTCTGTGATGGACGTGGATACAAAATAGATTATGATCCTGACGTTCAACTCACAGAGGACTTCTCTGTTAAAGAAGCGGTAGACTTTATCAACACACTAGGTCTACCATTTAATCCAAGAAACTATCAAGTAGATTCGTTTGTTCATGCTATCCGTAACAGACGGACACTATTACTTTCACCAACAGCATCAGGTAAATCTTTAATTCTTTACCTTGTCTTACGTTACATTCAAACACAATGTGATAAAGGTTTGTTGATTGTTCCCACAACATCTTTGGTGGAACAAATGTATTCTGACTTTGAATCGTATGGTTATGATTCGGAACAATACTGCCACAAACAGTATGCAGGTAAAGATAAGTTCACAGAAAAGTTTCTCACCATCACTACATGGCAATCAATCTATAAAAATCCACCAGAATACTTTGAACAATATGATTTTGTTCTTGGTGATGAAGCACATCAGTTCAAAGCAAAGTCTCTTGGCACAATCATGGGTAGTCTAACAAACACCAAATATAGAATTGGTTGCACTGGCACACTTGATGGTACCCAAACACATAAACTTGTATTGGAAGGTTTGTTTGGTGCAGTATTAAAAGTTACAACTACCAAAGAGTTGATTGATGACAAACAACTGGCTGAATTCAAAATCAAATGTCTAGTCTTGAAGTATCCTGAACCGATTTGCAAACTCAGCAGAGGGTGGGACTATCAGGCAGAAATGGACTATATAGTAAAGAACGGTGCGAGAAATAATTTTATTAAGAACTTGACGTTATCATTAGAGGGTAATACCCTGGTGCTATTCCAGTATGTTGAGAAACATGGAAAGGAATTAATGAGACTGATAGATGCGGAAAAGAAAAACAGAAAGGTGTTTTTTGTCTATGGTAATACTGATGTGGAGATACGTGAAGAGGTTCGTGCAATTACTGAGAAAGAATCTGATGCTATCATTATTGCTAGTTATGGTACTTTTTCAACTGGTATTAACATTAGAAATTTACATAACGTTATCTTCGCTTCTCCATCCAAGTCGAGAGTTAGGAACCTCCAGTCAATCGGTCGTGTATTACGTAAAGGAGAAAATAAAGAATCAGCCGTTCTTTTCGATATAGCAGATGACTTCCGAGTAGGAAAACATGTTAACTTTACCTTGAAACATTTTATCGAACGTGTTAAAATCTACGAAGAGGAAAAATTTAAGTATAAGTTTTACAACATAGAGTTAAAAAATGCATAATCAAAATATCAAAATCCTAAGACTTAATGATGGCGAGGATATTATCACAGACTATCATGTAGAGCAAGGTAATATTGTTGTAATGAATAATCCAATGACATTATTTTTCAAGCGATTGAGTGTTGGTAAATCTATGGTGCTAATGCAACCATGGCTACCAATTGAATTGGTTGATGCAAACTGTGCTAAAATATTTACGAATCAAATCCTCACCGTCATTGAACCCAAGCCTGCATTGATTGAATACTATAAAAATGCAGTTGAAGAATCTAATGATATTGTTACTAAGTATAGTAATGAAATAGATGAATCGCTATTGAACGATGCTTACGCATCGTCAGATGATTCTGAAGAAGTAGAAGATGAAGAGTATACAGAAGACGATGCATTCATCGACAAGATGCAATCTGTATCTAATATAAAGAATAAAACAATACATTGAACAGCCTAACAGCCGTAGTATACAACTGGCCAAAAAAACTGTCAAGCATTTAATTAGGTAATAATATGAGTAAAGTGAAACATTATGTAAACAACGCAGATTTTCTACAAGCGTTGATAGACCACAGAGCCGCCTGCGATGCGGCGAAAGCCGCTGGTAAAGAGGAACCAATCATTCCAAATTACATTGGTGAATGCTTTTTGAAAATCGCAAACCATCTGGCAAGAAAGCCAAACTTCGGTGCATATTCTTTCCGTGAAGAAATGATATGTGATGGTATTGAAAACTGTATCATGTATTTCAGAAACTTTGATCCAACAAAGTCTACCAATCCATTTGCATACTTCACACAAATCATTTACTTCGCATTCTTACGTAGAATTCAAAAAGAGAAGAAACAACTATACGTCAAATACAAAGCAACAGAACAGTTTGGTATTCTCGATGAAGGTGAAATGTTTGAAGACGCTGATGGTAACATGAAGCAGTTTGTCCTGTATGATAACATTTCGGAATTTATCCAGACCTTTGAAGAGAAGCGGAAAGAAAAGAAAAAGTCTACCAAGAAATCTAAAGAAAAAGGTCTTGACAGATTCATGGTGGATGATATAATTGAGGACCCAATATTGCCTGATGGAGAACTAGAATGAGAATTGGATTCACTTGTTCAACGTTTGATTTGTTCCACGCTGGACACATTATGATGTTGAAAGATGCCAAAGAACAATGCGACTACTTGATTGTTGGATTACAAACTGATCCAACGATTGACCGTGCGGAGAAGAATAAACCTGTTCAGTCTGTGTTTGAACGTTTTGTCCAACTTGATGCATGTAAGTATGTTGATGAAGTTGTTGTGTATGCAACAGAGAAAGAACTACTGGACATTCTCCAGTCATATGACATTGATGTTCGTATCATCGGTGAAGAATATCAGACTATGCCTTTCACTGGTAAAGAACTTCCAATCGAAATGTATTACAACAAGCGCCGTCACAGTTTCTCTACTACAGAACTACGTAAGCGTGTTCAAGAAGCCGAAGCACTAAAAGCCGCTAAATCGGATAAGTGGTAATATGAGGATTGCATTAATAAATGACACACATGCTGGCGCACGTGGTGATAGTTTACTGTTCAATGAATTCTTCTTTAAGTTTTGGGAAGGCACATTCTTTCCATACTTGAAAGAGAATAACATCACACATATCGTTCACTTGGGTGATGTTGTTGACCGCCGTAAGTTTATCAACTATGTGATTCTCAATCAGTGGCGTAAACGTTTCTTTGATGTTCTTCGTAACGAAGGTATCACGATGGATGTTATCGTTGGTAACCATGACGTTACATTTAAGAACACAAATGAAATCAATGCGATGGATGAATTGTTCAATCACTATGATAACATCCATGTTTACACAGAACCACACGCAAACAATTATGATGGACTAACAGTTCAATTGATGCCATGGATCAACTCTGGCAACTATGATGTGTCTATGGAATGTCTGGAGAAAACAAGTGCTGAAGTTGTATTTGGTCATTTTGAAATCGCTGGCTTTGAAATGGACAGAGGCAACGTATCACATGGTGGTCTAGATAGAAAAGTGTTTGATAGATTTGATATGGTATTGTCAGGTCACTTCCATCACAAATCATCCGATGGCACAATCTATTATCTTGGCAATCAATATGAAATCACTTGGGCTGACCATGGTGATGTTCGTGGCTTCCATGTGTTTGATACAGACACACGTGAGTTGGAGTTCATTCCTAATCCAAACAAAATCTTTCATAAAATTTCTTATGACGATTCAACACAGACGTTTGAAGAATGGAAGAAGTTTGACTTCACACAATACAAAGACACTTATGTGAAAGTGGTAGTTATCAACAAACAGAATGCATATTTGTTTGATTATGTTGTTGATGCTCTATATAAAACACAAGTGGCAGACGTTGCCATTGTTGAAGACTTCACCGACAACATGGTAGAAGATGATGAAGAATTGGTCAATCAAGCCGAAGATACCATGACAATTCTTTCCAAATACATTGATGGCTTGACAATCAATGTTGAATCTGCTAAACTAAAGAATCTCATGCGTGAACTATACGTTGAGTCCTTGAATACTGAAATTATTGAATGATTTACTTTAAGACAATTCGTTACAAAAACTTCCTAAGCACTGGTAACTATTTCACAGAAATTAAATTGAACCACACTTCCAACACATTAGTTGTTGGTAGTAATGGTGCTGGTAAAAGCACAATGCTTGATGCGTTGTGCTTTGGATTGTTTGGCAAACCATTCCGTAACATTAACAAACCACAACTTCTCAACAGTATCAATCAGAAAGATTGTGTTGTTGAAATTGAATTCTCTATAGGTTCAAAAGAATATAAGATTGTGCGTGGTATCAAGCCTAATGTTTTCGAAATATATTTGAACGGCGATTTACTGAATCAAGCAGCCGCAGTAAAAGACTACCAAGACCACTTAGAGAAATTTATTCTTAAATTAAATTATAAGTCCTTCACACAGATTGTGATTCTTGGTTCAGCATCGTTCGTTCCTTTTATGCAATTGTCTGCCGCAGACCGCAGAGCAATCATCGAAGACTTGTTGGACATTCAAATCTTTTCTACCATGAACACGGTGCTAAAGGATAAAATAGTAATCAATAAAGACGCTATGCAATCTAATAAGCATGATTATGATGTGAATACCACCAAGTATGACATGCAGAAAAAACACATTGAAGTTTTGAAACAAAACAACGATGAAATGATTGCCAATAAAGAAGCAGAGATTGCCGCAGTCATGGTACAAATAGAAGATGTGAATCATGTAATTTCTGAATTGACCAGTGACGTTGCAACGTTACAGGAGTGCATACTTGATAGGGAAGGTGTTTCCAGTAAACTGAAAAAAATGAATCAGTTGGAGACACAAATCGAAGGCAACATCACCAAGTATAAAAAAGATATCAAGTTCTTTGAGAATAATGATGATTGTCCGACTTGCCGACAAGCGATTGGCTCAGAGTTTAAGCATACACAAATAACTGAACTTGGTGATAA